CCACCCAGGCGTAGCCTTGTTCAAGGCCGCTTGGCGCTGGGCGCAAGCGCCGCAAGGCTTTATGCCAACAGCCTTTGTGGCGCTTGCCACAGCATCGCCAATACCTGGCGCCGGCTTCGCGCCGGGAATAATCAGTGTGTCCGACTCCACGGGCTTCCCATCAATGATGTTCCAGTATTTCATGCGATCCTTATCTTGGTGAAATCCCATCCAACACGTTTCATCAAATAAAGAATGCCGTCGCTACACGCGCATTCCGTTTCAGCCGGGTTACACGCTGGCAAGCACGGATCAACCTCCAAGGAGCAGCAGCCCTTATGAAAGAAAATATCAGAGGTGCAAATGCCAGTGCGAATCGGAATGTAATCGCCGGTCTGCATTCGGCATTTGTTTCCTTCGCCGGTGTACACGTCGTTGCAATGCTTAAAGACCACCCATACGTGCCGCTGTTCGTATCGCCACACGCGACCATCGGCTTCTGCGCCGAGCAGCGTGCCTTGGTCCAACATGATTGAATAGACGCCATTTGCGTCTTGGTACACGTTGGCGATATCCGGGCACACTGCGTACGGAACCTTTTCCGGCGCAATACTTACTGCAAAGGTTGCCAAAATCTCAAGGCAGAACATAGATGATCGCTGCGTGTGGCCGTTGGTGCATCCTTGGCCGCACCACAAACCATTACGGCCAATCGTCGACGGCCCAGTACATGGCGCGAACCAGGCGATCCGTCCGTACACCACACCATCATGCGGATCATTCGTTGCGCTGAGTAGTTGGTAGTTTGTTTGGCCACCGCCGAGACAATCACACGCGCACGGCGTATCAATGATTGACGGATCGCAGCAGACATTTGCACCAACTCCGCACACGCCGCAAGCCTTCCCAAATACTCCGCGGTTCTCTCGCAAAATACTAAAGTTGATCGACGAAGGCGGAACAGTATTTGGTGCAGGACAATTTACCCACCCGACAGTGCTGCTGATGGTCTTGACAACGGAAATCTGGCCGTACGTCAGCGCCGCGTTTCCGTGATCCACCACTTCACTGACCGCAATACATGAGTTCTCCGCGTAGCCGGTCGGACAGAGGTATGTGCTGCCGGTCCAATGGCTTGCCCACTGGAATAGTTCTTGCTTGTTGTTGCTCAGTGGATTAACGGGCGTGCAGACCCATGTCGGACTCATACCGCCATCGTTTGGCGATAGCACCGCTTGCGGAGGACAGTCCGCGTAGACAGTTGTTTCCCATCCCGGCCCACCGCGAAGACACCCACTCAGCGCACCAAAGCCCATAGGCGGTGTTTGGTTTGGGCACTTCTCCCCACTGCCAGGGTCGTACCGACTGCACGATGCCGGCCGGCAAGTTAGCTCCAGTTCCACGGAAAAGCCGAGCGGGCCAAGTGACGCGCAATCGGCAAGCACTGTGTCGCAGTTGCCCGTCTCACAGTTCGGATCTAAACAACCAATGGCGCAGCAGCACCGCTTCCGGCTCATTTGCTGCCCTGCCGACGGCAATATAGGTAACCACCTACGGTGCCGATCAATGCCAGCATGATGCCAAACCACAGACTCCCAATTAGGCTCTCCGCCGAGGAAATGATGATCATTTTTTTGCTTTCTTAGCGTTGACTGGTCTGAACTTCCTGAACGTGTTTCCGACTGAGCATCCACCCGCAAACGTGACTACGAGCAGCGCCACCATCCAGATCGTGTATTGGGTTGTAGTCAGCATTCCTTATCTCCGTGGTATGTACATGTAGATCAGTGCACCGGCTACGAGCACCGATGCGCCGATGCTCATGTAGGTCAGCGTACTGAAGATCGGATGCGTGTCATCGCTGACGTACGGAATGGCTTCGTGAACTGCGTCCACGTTCTGCTCTATTGCCAGTAGTTCAGCATTCGCAGCGAGAAGATGCCCACGGGCAACAGCAACACTTGCGCTTGTCGCTGTGGCTGCCTGGCTAATTCTCGCAGTCTGCGATGCGCAGCCGGTGAGCAGCAAGACGATGACGGCGAGGTAGATCAGACGAACTCCCTGCGCGGCGTGGCGGGCAAACAAGTCGGGAGCGTGGCTAAAAGGGCTGGCGCGATCGTCTCGCAGCGCACGTTGGCATGGATTCGTAGATCTGCTGGAGTGATCTCCACGCCGTCTGCATCGAGCACGGCACCGATTGTGCCGATCATGTCGACGTAGCGCGGCTCAGGGATCAAGGCAATAGCCGTATTCATCTGCGCCAGTGTGGTGGTGCGTAGGTAATAGTTCGTCATGTGGTCTTTGCTTGCATCTCTGCGTAGGTCAAGGCGCTGTAGTACTTCACGCTCTTAATGGAGTTGTTTAGGTAGCCATCCCAAACACCTGTGCCGCTTACGCCCGTGGTCGATTGGGAGCCAAGGGTTAGCCAGGTCGAGAGCGTGGTGCCCACGTTGCTGCCGCCGAATGTCGGCGTAGCACCGTTCACGCACAGGTCGAACGATGCCGTAGGCGTGGGCGCGTTCCAAGCGATCGCCACCTTGTTGAGTCCGCTCACTAGTCCCGTCTGCGTTACTGGTGAACCCGCACTGAAAGCAATCTGCGCCGTGGCACTGGCGTTCGCTTGCTTTAGATGCCAGTGCCGTGCGGCCGTAGTATCGGTCGACATGATCGATCGATCGCCAGCACCGTACGCGCCGCGGTAGAACTCCACCACCATTGCGCCTGGTTGCGCGTACAGCGATGTCCACGCGGTGCTGCGAATCACGGCATCGTCGGCGAGGCGGGTCAGCGCGGCGCTAGTAGTAGATATGTACGAACTTGCACTAGAAGACGCTTCAACCTGTGCGCCGTAAACCAACACTCCATTGGGAGACTGCCCAAGGATGGAACTGTAACCCGTTCCGTTGGAAGTGGCTGGGCATTGTCCCGTATAGAAAATTGTGAACGTTGCAGTATGCGAAATTGTCAATCTAAACCAACCATTTGGATATTTGGTAATGGTGTTTGAGCCAGCAACAATAGTACCGGTGGTGTTTCCGAGTGCGCCGTCTCCGCTTAAATCAAAGAACGCGCCATGGTAAGCACCAAAGTAAAAGAAATGAATCCATATCCAATTAGCGCCGGCTGCTTTTGCCCACACCGAATATGTGTAAGTAGTACCGGATACAGTTGTTGTTCCGTTGTAATAAAGAGTATTGCCCGAAGCAATGTTTACGGCAGAAACCTTTGAGCCACTGTTGGACACGTTGTCCGGCCCGTTACCACCAGTAAACGTGGTTCTCGTAATGTTGGCAGTTTCAAACCAAGGATTTTGGTCAAGGGCGTTTGATCGCTGTAGCAGGTTTGTTGCCGCCGCCTCAATAAGCAGCCCCTTCGCAACGCCGCCCGTGTAATCAAATCGCGCAGCGCCAGCGCTTGCAACCGTCTGCACGTACCCACTGGTATCGATGAATGTCGCCCGCGCCGTTGAGTCTGCGCGTGTGAAGGTCACGGCAGTCGGCACAGTGCCAGCGGTGAAGTCCAGTGAGAGAAGCGCGGTGTCGCCTAGCATCGCCTTGCGGAACATGCTCGTATACATCAGATGGTCTCCGCTGAGGTGCGAAAGCCGATCGTTGCAATGTGCAGCGAATCGGTACTAGCGTGGTCGAGGTACAGGACGATCGTGCCCCATGAGTTAGACGGGTAAAGCACCGTTTGCGCCATCGATAGCGTCCAAGTGAACGTGCCCGACGCGGCAACCACTACGGCGTACGTGCCAGTGTTCAGCGTGTTCGTCGATCCGATTTGCACGTTGCCTTTGACCGTGTAGCCGGTCAGGTTCTGCGCGGTCGACGTGCCTTGCACCTGGACTGTTCCGGCAAGTGACCATTCCTCTCCAGGGACGATGACTACGGACGGATACGAAAGCGCTAGGTCTAGGTTTGGCATTAGGTGCACCGGATAGGGTTGGGTCGATCAAAGTAATACGCAGCTTCGCCCGTCTTTGTGTAACTGACAGTCATAATGACAAGCGCTTCCAAGCCGTCAATTACCCATTCGGTTGAGTAGTACGAACCAACCGGGCCGACTGTCGACGCAGGGCTTGATATGTTCATGCCGTCGATATCTGTGGAACTGGTGTTGAACAACTCTCGCAGGTTGACTGCATCCGTAAATGCATATCCAGTGCCCGTAACTTCTTCATGCCAAGGCGACGCAAACAACAACACGGCCTCTGTGCCTGTGTATGACCATCTGCAACCAGCTGTGATAACGGTCGCCGATTTAATGCGTGCAAGGAACGTGCGCGTGGCAAACGCTTCCGGCATCGATGCGCGGTAAGCCCAATCTATAGCGCCCTGATTCGCCGAAAGCGTGTCCGCTGATTCCATGAACGCGTTCATCACGGTACGGTTGGCTTTACCGTAGAGACCGCTGTTGAAGATAGGGCGTTGATTGCTCATGTATCGAAGTTGAATTGCTTACTTGCCAAACTTCGTCCAGGTGTGGCGCACGTATTGACTGGTGGCAACGCTGTCAGGAAAGCGTTGTAGACCGCTTCTGGGAACATGAGTTTTAGATCCTCGCGATCTTGGTACGGTTGATACCAAGCAATCTTTGATGCTTGGTTGTACGGAACGCCCAAGAACGTAGTAGCAGCAGCGACAAGGAATGGCGCGCCTCCAGTGTTTGGCGCTGGTCGCTGCTCAAAGAACGACATCCAGTCAAAGAGGAACTTGAACTGCATGATGTAAATCTGATCGTTCACAGGCGAAACGCTGATCCCGTTGCAGAGGATCTGCCCGGCGTCGTAGCCAAGGAACGCGACAGAGTTTCGAGTCCCAAGCCAGCCGCTGAAATACGGGCCAGGCTCTGGCGATATTGCGCCACTTGGCCCAAGCGTGAACGTACGGTCGTAATGGAACTCGCAGATGATTTGCATCTGCTGTACAAACCGATTCGCCGGCTGTCCTTGGACGTCTACCTTTGTTCCGCCGATGTCGCCACCCGCAAGTGCTGGCGGGAACGTGTAAGGCTCTGCAGGGATTGCTGCATCACGTCGCCATATCGGCATCTGCCTCATTGAACTTGTGCGCGTGATCCGCGTCCATGGCTCCGGTACTGTTGAGTTGTATTGAAACTCTTGGATGCTTGACCAATTTGCGGTGACCGTCCAAGTCTTCAGCGCACCTGGCATAACGCGCCAATCGACCGACTCACAAACAAGAAAAGACGCGTTGGCGTCACAACCGGTATACCGCTGCTGCACCTTAGGAATCTTCAACCCACCGACGCCATTTTCTGAAGCTTCAACAATGATTGCAATGTCTTCAGGAAGAGTTTGTACGTCTTCGGCATTAACAGGAATCCACGATACGAGATATGTCTCGGTCATCGTGAACGGCTGTCCAGGGCTACCAATCTTGTAATGTGGGCCACTCGCGTGACGGACGATTTTTAGCGCTCCCATTAGTCTCCCTTTACCTTTGCATACACGGATTCAAGTAAATCGCTAATCAATCCCAAAACGGGCGTCGAGCTTTTAAGTGCATCAACTAAGGGATTAGTTTCGGCTTGGTTTGCTCCGGCGTCTGCTGCCATGTTCGGGTCTTGAACCGTCGAGCCAAGAGCCATAAGCACTGCATCCGCAGCGGCCATAGATTGCAGTTTTGTTTCGTTCCATATGGAATTAAGAACGATCATTCCCGCTCCAATTTGCTCCGCGTTCTTCAGTGTGCCGGCAGTCTGTTGGGCAATGGCGTCTTGTTTGGCGCGGTCAATTCCTGCCTGTGCCGGGCCCATGGCTTGCCCGACTGCCATGTCGGATTGCAGTTGTGCCTGTGAAAGATTTGCCGCGCTTCTCATTGCTTCAGGCGAGAACGTGTGAGCAAGTTTCGACAGATGCTCAGAACGCTCGGAAACAGCCGCGTACAACTGCTGCGCCACTTGGATTATTTTTTGAGCGCCCATCATGCCAGCCATCGCGCTGCTACTAGCACTTACCCGATTAATTTTCTCCATGGCACCATTCACGCCGGAAATCAATCCGCTGGTGTCCGCTGTGATGCTTACCGATGCTTTTAAGTCATTCGCCATGGTGCAATCCTGTGCGCTGGCGCGTGTGTGAGCGCGCAAGCAATCGTGATCAGCAGACTCTCAATCCGTTCCTCCGGCGTCGCCTCACTCATCAGCCCGACTGGCATATCCATTCGAGCTGCTGGAGTCATCCTCCAGATGCGCCTTTCGGCGCTTGAATAGGGCGCTCTTTCATTACCTCCGCAATGATGGCGTTGCCGATTTCAATGCGCAGATCGGCAGCGGCCACGCCTTCAGCAAGCAACGGCGTACCGTCGGTGCATCGAACGCAAGCAATCCACCAGTACTGGCCGCCGCCGGCAATGTCCCGCATCACTGGTCGCCGCACCTGGAGTGGTGGCAGTCCTTCGATGTCGGCATCGCGCCAGCCGTCGCCTAGATATTCGGTTCCGATTGGCATTAGGCTTTCGCCTCTGCAAAGTTGAAGTTGATGGTTGCAGCGCCTTGCCCGTCATACGAACGGCTAGCGCTGGTCAACATGCAAGTGATGCTGTACGACGTGCCCGAATTGCCATCAGTCCAACCGACGATGGTTTTGGTGTCCGTTGCCGTATTGATTAGCAAAGTAAGCGCCGTTTCCGCAGCGGTTGTGGACATCGCCGTGCAAGTGATCTTGCGCGTCACACGGCCAGCCATTGCTAGCGTCGTGAGGTCAAGCGTGGTAGTGATGTCGATCTCTTGGCGCGAAAGGTCAATCGTCACGTTCTGAACCGGAATGGTTATTGAGTTGATCGTGAGCGTTCCGCCGTAGCCGGCTGTATATGTCGTTGGCATCGTTTAACTTTCGTCGTGGGTAAGGAATGTCGTTGTAACTACGATAATTCGTTCAGCATCGCCCGTGCCGTCATCGGGCACAGCGTCGAGTGTTCTCATGTTGATATCAACCATTTGGAAGGTGATTGAGGCAGTTGTTACAGTTGTTTTGAACGTGTTGGTAATCAAATCGGCAACCACAAGGGCTTCCGAGACAGTCGCGGCAACGCATGAAAAGTTCACCGACAGCGTGCACATATTCGTAACTTCGTTCGTGGTCTGCGCCCAGATCGCCGAGGTGAACTCGTATACGACAAATGGCAGGGCTTCACCCTGGCGACGCCAGCGCGGCGAAAGCTCAGCATCGCCGATGCGCGTCTTTAGATAGGCGTACAGCGCTTCCGTAATGGTTTCAAGTGATCTACTTACCGGCACGTAAAGCCTCCTTGCACGCTTGAAGGATGTAGTCGCGCAGTTTGTGGGTAACGTCCGGAATCATGCGCGAAGCAATAGCGCGAGAACGCCACGCTCCCGCGATCTGTTTAGCCGTGGCGCTCTTTCGCGCCTTAGTGCGTCCGGAGCGCTCTGCGACGAACGTAGGCGCTGCATCGCGTGCTGCAGCGAAGACTGCGCGCAGTTTGCCGGCGCGCTCTGCCCTTGGCGCTGCTAATGCCGCTGGTCGTTTCGCGGCAATGATCGCTTTGTAATTGCCCTGCTCTGCCTTGGCGTCCTTGCTGAAGTTGGCGTACGCCTTGGATCCCTTGGCGTAGTGCCGGAATCCTGCTTCTAGCAAGTGCCAAATCTTCTGCCGGCCGCCAGCACCGGTGCCGCCACCCTTGCCGTACATGACGCCGACACGACCAGTGATCCCGGCATGTACGCCGCCGCCAGCGCGCCGTACATCGATGCGGGTTGCTTTATCGATTGCCCGACGGTGCAGCGGCTTACCTTTGTAACCCGCAGCTACCCAAGTCTGACGAAGTGCAACGCGCACTGGGTCGAGCGCTTTTCTCATCGATCGCTTCATTACGTTCTGTGCGACTTTCGGCCCAAGACGAGCCAACGCGGCGCGGACGTTTCCGTCGCGGAACTGCGTTTTCATCGTGACCTTGGTAGCCGTCATTCGGTTACCTCCGTCGCTTCCATCTCCAAGCGCCGGCGTTTCTGGTCACGGTCAAAGCAGGCGCGGATGTTGAACACGCGCTCGGTGCCGTTGTCTACGTAAATCAGTCGGCTGTTCGTAGTCACAGCAGGATGCCAAGCGGCCAGGATGCGCCAATCGGATCGGGTGTTAACGCCGAGATCGTCTACGACTTCGTTCGTGCGCGCCGAGTCAATGTGGCAAGCAATCTGAGCGACGTTTAGCCATGAGACTGACGCCTGGCCGACGCTGTCGATATTTCGTACGGGATTCTGTACCGTCATCGAAAGCCTCAGCATTCCGGATGGGACGTGCCCAGCCATTATCCGATTCCCTTGCCCATCATGCCGGTGATCCGATCCCAGTAGGTCGAGTCGAGCGCGATGGTGTCATCGCCACGGCTTGCCACATGGTGCGCGACGCGTTGCAAGAGCGCCATCTCTAGCAGCGGGTTGAGCGCTGCGTTACCTGCTGTTACAGTCAGCGTCACTGGGTAGGTCAGATTGACGTTGTCAATCTCCATGTCAACGTAGATCAGACCGTTGATTTGGATCTTGGCGCTGTTGAGGTTCCCGGTCAGCGGTGTCGTGGCGCTATCGCTGTAGGTGACCGTAGTGCCCGCCAAGTCGCCCTGGCGCTCCAAACGGAGGTAGAGACCGCCGTAGATTGTGACGGGCGCTGAAGGCACCCACTGCGTCCTGGTGACCGACTCCACGCACCACCCGGTGCGCTCTTCTAGTTCGCGTACTGCGGCAGACCAAGCAATGCCAATAGCCGGGTCATCCTCCGTGTGAGGAATGCGGGCCCAACTGCGGAACTTTGCAAGGTCTAGAGCCATTGTTCCTCGCTGAGGGGGGGTGGAGCCGAAGCCCCACCCACCCAAAGGATGAGAGGATCATTACGCGATGTTGGAAACGCGCAGTTGGACGAGCGCATCGCCGCGGGTGACGTTGGCGTTGGCAAAGGCAAGCGCCGTGTACTTCACCTGGCCAGTAGTCGCCAGGGTGATGTCATCGCGGATCATGCCGATTCCTGCCCACTGACGAATCGCATAACTTTCTCGGATGTCTCCAACCACCGCCATCACCGTCTTGGTGGTGCCAGCAGTTGCGACGTTCACGGGAACATACTGCGTGACGTAGACCGGAAGACCCATGAGCGTAAACGGTGCAGCGCCCGTGATGCCCTTATCGGCAGACGGAACAAACAGCGGCACGTTGTTTACGGTCGTTGCAGCAATCGCCGCATAGACGTCTTGCGGAATGATCCACGCGCAGCCAGGACTATTCCAGTAAGCAGCAGGAAGCGTGTTGTAACGCATCTGCGTAAGGTTATCGAGGATCACGGTAGCGGACGAAGTTGCAGCAGTCACCTTCTGTGCGCGGGTATTGGTGTTGGTTGCGCAAGATGCACCAGAGCGAACACCAACAGTGGTTGATGCAGGATCAAAGATGCCAGTAGGCATTGCCGTACCACCTACGCCACCGATAAACCCGAACTCCATGTTCTTGCTCATCTTGGCTTGCAAATCAAGCATAACTTCGGCTTCGACGTCAAAGTTAGCCTGGCGCAACAGCGTCTGCGAAACTTGCGTAGTCGGTGAGCACAACCGTGGTGGCAAGAGCACTTCAGCAAGTGCCATGTCGTTGGTGACGGCGCTGCTACCTTCTGCAATCCACGAACCAGTGCCGCTGGTGCTAACTGTTGCACCGTAGTTTGCGCTGGTCTGCGTGTTGTAACGAAGCGATGGGTAACCAGTGACTCCGGACTTGTAGTCCGAGAGGTTAATCATCGTGCTGTTAGCAGCCAAATATTTGAGAATCTCTGTCTCGTAAACGGCAGGAACCATGATGGTGCCAGCAGCGGTTGCAGGAGTGGTTGCGGTCGAGAGTGCACGCACTTCCGGAGCCTGTCCACCCTTCAACCAACCAACGAACTGGTCGCGGTAACGCTTGCTGTCGCGCTCTTCGCGTCCAAGTTCCATGTCGCGCTTGGCGATGATTTCAACGGCGCTTGAGGAAGCGAAACGCTCGCGCATTTGCGCGGAACGGATCTCGGCTTCGACGGTTGCGAGTTCGTTTGCGACTTCATGGCCGCGAGCTTCGATCTCGACGGTCAGGGAATCTTGTGCGAGAATGGAATCGCGCTCTGCGGTGAGCGCCTTACGGCTTTCAAAGAGTTCGGACAGTTTCATAGCGGCATCCTTAGACGCAGACGAAGACGGGCTAAGCCCGAGGAAAGATGTCGTGCTTCGGCGCTCGTCTGCGGGTAGGCGCCGTTTTCTACGATCGAGACTTCCAATAGCCTCACCTGGGTGAGTGTGCGAGTACTTCCGCTCCAAGAGTCGGAGATCACGTTGAAGCCGAACGACATCTCGCTGAGGACGTTGGCGTCCACCAGTGCGCGGATGTCCTTGGCGCGTTGTGTGTCGGGGAGCGTTACTTCGAACGCCAAACCATGCGCATCGCTGTTCAGCTGCAGCAGCCCGCTCTTGGTATTTGCCAAGAGGTCGCGCGAATCGTGACCGACGAGCAGCGAGATGTTGGAGCGGAGCGAATTGTCAAACGCGCCGCGGGCTACCTTCTCAGTGAATGGCTTTCCACCGTTGATACCGCGCACAGTCAGCGGATGGCTCGGAGCGTCGTACACGCTGGCGTAGCCGCCGATCTTGTCACCTTGCATACTAATCTTGGCGGTACGGATTTCAAGCAATGTCTTCACCTCCATCAATGTTCTCGGTGGCGTTGTCGCCTTGCATGGCGCTCATTCCGCCTGGCATGGACACACTTGGAATGTCGAACTGGTCGCCGGCAATTGGAGGCAAGCCCATGCGCTTCCGACCGTCGTTCGGTGAGAGGATCCCGGCGAGGACAAGTTTCGACAGCGCCATACCCGCATCCCGCATATTGCCGCGGAGCAGAACGTCGGTATCAAGTCTTGCGTGTTCGCCGGGCCCGCAGAGTTTTCGCGTGATCTCCGACTCCCACGCGCTAACCCATTGGGCTAGTGCGCCATCGACGTAGGCGCGTGCAGTTTCAGATTGTGAGGACAGCGCCCCGCCACCCTGCTGGTAGAGCATTTCGGGCGGTACGCCGAATGCGCGGGCGATCTCTTGGATTGAGAACCGGCGCGACTCAATGCTAGTTGTGGTTGATTCGGCGCTGATGCGCTCGGCTTTCATTCCCTCGCGCAGGATCAACGGGCGCGATGCACCCTCCGCGGTTGCGTGCATGGTTTGCCAGGCGTCGCGGATGGCTTGAACCGTCTGATCGGACATCGCGCCCGGGTGAGAGATCGAAACCTTGCCGGTGCTACCGGTGCGGATCAGGCTTTTGTGGGCCGCGTCCTGGTCTGCCGCCAGTTCCATGGCGAACCGGCAAGACTCCATTGGCGACATATACCAACTCGGCGAAAGCGGATCCGGATAGCAACCGAGGTGCAGCACCTGGTCTGCCTTGAGGAGATTCCCGCCAAGCCGGTACTGCACACCCTCTTCCGTGAGTTCGACCGTCGATGTTCCGCTCGGAAGCGGCTGCAATTCGGCGACGGTGCCCGATGAATCACGGCGAATAAGTGCTAAACCGTTGCCCGAATCAAGGGCGCACGTGGTCATGTAGCGCCGAAACTCGTAGCCCGACTGCCAGCGCGATGCCTCGCGGCTCATCAACTGGGTGATCGGCGAGTCCACCACCTGGCCCTGCGAGTCAATCACAGAGAACGGAAGCCGCGCCAAGTCCGTGCTGATGAGGTTCATGGCACGAACGACAGCGGGTAGATGCTGTGGCGCTGGCGTTGCCAGTGGTTCCGGGCGTGCATAGACAACTACGCCGCTTTTGAAACCGAAGAATCGTGCGAAGATGCTCACTGAGATGCATGAAACAAATGTGCCTCAGCGTGTCAAGCGATTATTTCAGACTTGCCACCTTAACCAATCGGACAAGCGCTGGTGCTGAGTCCGGTTGACTCGCGCACCTGGTGATGCTCCATCAAGAGCGCTGCCATGTTGCCGGAGACGATGACGTCCATGTTGCCCGCGCTGCGTCCCTTCACTGGTCGCGTGTTGCCGACGTTGTCACGGATCAGGCGCACGTTGTTTAGTCCCGACGCGAGTACCGGATCGATTTGGTAGCAAAGTTGCTTGGACTTCAGTAGATCGCCCCACAGTTTCCATGCTGGAGCCATCGTTCGGATGCTCTGATCGACCGGAATGATGGGCCAGCCGCGATCTTGCCATCGCTTTATGTCTCGCGCTTGCGCTGGATGCGGGTCGACGCCGATCTTTCGCACGTCGTAAAGCGTCATTAAGTGCTCAATTTCAGCCTCCACAATGCTCATATCCTGCCATTCACCAGGCATTCGGCGCAGATGTCCCGCCTCAATCCACACCTGTAGCGGGTTCTTGCAGCGCTTTTCGTCGAGCGCAATGTCCGTACCGGCCCACCAACACACGTTCCGCGCACGAATGATGCCGCCATCGACCACCATGATGGTGAGCGCCGTCAAGTCGAGTTGACTGCCGTAGCCACCGCGGCTCAGGTCAAGACCGATCACAGCCGGCGCGCCGCGCAGCCGATCCCAGTCGCAGTCCACCATCTGCCGCTCAAGTACCGCAAGATCAATGTCAGTCGTTGCAATCTCGTGGTATCTGCACGCTAGCTGCGTCTCAAACTCGGCTATTTGAACCGGATCTCCGGTGTTTAGCATCGTCTGCGCGGCCAGTTGCAACTGCGTCGGGTCGACAATGACGCCTAAACCTGGGTGCGCCTTCGCCCAAACAGCAGGATCGGAGGCTTGATCGTCTGCATCTAGACCGTAAATCATGGGCCACCAGCCCGCCGGATAGGGCGTTCCGTCAGTGATTGCGGCCTCGCAAGCCTGCCAGTAGCCCCAAATCGGGCGCGTTTTCTGCTCGGGATCAGGCGTCGTGATCGCCAACAGTTGCGAGGTTGCGAACTTAGCAAGCCCAGTGAGCAAGCGCCCGAACGCCTTGTCCATGCGCGCTGTCTCGTCCGCGACGATCAAGCGCGTGGTCAATCCGTCAAGCGCACGGTCGGTGCATGGCAAGGATATGTACCTATTGCCACCGTGGCGCACTCTGCCGGGATGCGCGGGCGTAGACCCACCCGAGGACGTCCATCCCTTCTCGTCTTTGTCTGAGTCATCTAGCGCCAGCGTGCGGCACATGGTTTGCATCCGCTCAAAAGTCTTCTGTGCCAAGCGCCCATCCGGCGCCACGCTTGAGAACTCCAGGCTAGTGCTGGTGTCGCGCATCGCCGCCATAATCATCGATGCCGCGAACTCGGTCTTCCCGTTGCCACGCGCCACCACCAACAAAAGCGCCTTGGTCGCCGGGGTGTCCGTCTTCACTTTGGCAATCACCCGCCGCCGGGCAAGCAAGATCATTGCCACCATGCACTGCCACGGCATCCACTCCAGTGGTTTTCCAGCGTCCTCTTCAACGCCCTGCCCACACTTGCGGGCGAACGACCGGGCGTCCTCGGCGCGCGGCTCGTCCCACCACACCTGGTGCGCCGCCGGCGACTTTCGCTCGGCTAGATAGCGCTTGCACGAATCGACGATTCGCAGATTCGCGACGGCGCTGCCGCTGGCAATCGATTCGGCGTAGGCGTCGGCTAGGTCGGCGCATAAAGGTGGTCGTTTCAGGTGTTTACGACGCGCGTCTGTCTTCGTGGATCCACACCGCGGTGCCTTAGCGGGTATAGGGGGCTCGGCCCCATGGCGGGGGGTCTTCAAATTTCGCTCGTTGTCTTAATTACGTGGCAAGGCTTGCATAACGATTGGAGATTCTTCCATTCGTTGCTGCCACCACGATGCAATGGGATGATGTGATCGGTCTGTAGGTCAGCCACTGCACCACATAATGCACAGCACATATGCACAGCCTTATGGTTACGTGCTATGCGTGTCCATGTACCACCGCGTGAGCGAATGGTATTGATCATGCTGATGGGCTTACCTATGCCACCTTGGTATCGCCATCGCCTAGCCATGTCCGTACCTCTTCCATGAGTCGCGTATCTACCTCTTCCCTCCACGCTAATAGCCATTCCTCATCATCCTGCCTAGCAAGCACAATGGGTAACCAACCTACCCTTGCATCAGTACGTGCCTGGAGCATTGCATCCTCAAGCCCAGCGCATCGAGGCGCAACATTGGGCAGACATACGCCATCATCCATCACCGTACGCAGTTTGCTTAGCCGGCAAATCAATAGGCTTCCACTCACAATGAGATTGTCGCTTTTCAAGCGCCCATACACGTACGAATAGCCTGATTTTCGGCGCTTTACCTCAACATGGATCTTCCAGCTGCACTGTGCTTCGATGTCGGCTTTGCCCTTGCCATAACGCTGGGCAGTACGTTCCCACTTGAATGGGAACAACTTCTCCAGCGCACGGCAAGCATCTAGTTCACCGTTCTTACCCTTCATGCGTGAGTTAGTCATGCCCCGTCATCTTCCGCTTGTTCGACTTCCTGATCCGTGACACAACGTGGCGTGATGGGCCCGTATTCCTCGATAGTGTCACGCTGATGGCGCGTGTCTTCCGTGGTTCCATTCTGCCCAGTGGATCGGATGGTTCTTGGTGTGGTGTAAATCGACTCCATGCGTGCAATGCGTAGCCGTAGCGCTTGGATGACAAGCACTTGTTGCAAGATCTGATCTTCGAGGCTCTGTGGCTGTGTCATGCGACTCCCTGCAATCGGTGTAGGACAACCTTGGCAACGTCACGTGCGCCGCCAAGGTTCTCTGTGTGGAACTTCAATGTCGAATACGCGTCGTTGCCGCTTCGGGCCCAATGCTCCAAGAGGAGACGCCAGGCTCCGAGCGCGTCGCGGTCGCTGAGACCGTGCGAGATGAGTACGCGCCGGCATACCGAACAATGGCTCTTGATGTCCGCTCTTGGGTCACGTTGCCTGATCCGGTTTGCTATGTCATCTTGAACCTCCCACCCGCTCACGGCGGTAGCCGTTTGCTGGTTAGGTGGACTAGTTAAATGGACTAGTTCCGATCCCTGCGTCATCTTGACGCCGATAGATGCATCATCTTGACGCTTCTCCTGCGTCATCTTGACGCTTCTTGATGCATCAACTTGAGGCATCTCTTCGCCTGTCAGGTTGATCCGATAGACGAGCGCCTTGCCTCGGCTACTCGTTGTCAGTACGCCACTTACACGTAGTTGATCCAGGGCGCGTTGACAGGTCGAACGGCTAATGCCGCACTTGGCTGCCAGCACTGCCTGGCGAGGGTAAGCAATGCGTCCGTAGTCAAGAATGGCCAGGAGCACCAATTTTTGGATGCCGTCGAGCGCTCCGCAGCGCCACACTTCCGATGGTTGGGGACGGGTCAAGAGTCGCCTCCGATCGCCCGGTCAACCGCGCTGGCAATCATGTCTGCTTGGACAGCGTTCTTTGGATCGTGTCCCCTCAATGTCTTCTTCATGCGTCGACTCTTCGCAGCATCTTTCAAACGCGAGATTTGAGTCTTGTAAGTAGCAAACTGCAATTTCATGTGTTGATTTGAACATCTCAACTGGGAAACAAGCATGTTTGCGTCTTCAAGCAACGCAATCAACGTTGCGCAGTTTTGGCAAGTGGCACATATTTGGGTAGTTGGCTTCAAAACGGCACCTCCTCTTCCACCACCACCTGAATGTCCGTGATGATGACGCCGTCTTGCCATGGCTTCAGGTGGAGAATGACCAACTTGCCAATGATGTCCGCATCCACCGCCAAGAACGACGTAAACCATTCCACGCCATTGGCTTCCAACCCTACTCGCCAGTAGTGCTTGCCTGACTTTGCCGTCTTCGGATCAACTCCTGCACAAATGCCTCGTACTTGCTGACCGCCTTTAGGCGCTGGCTTGCCTTCTGCGGGCTTGGACGCCTTGGATGGCGCAGCGAGTGCCTTGCGAGGCGCGGGCGCGTCCTGAGGCATCCTAGACGCCTCCTCGGGCATTTCCTCGGCGATGCTGCCCTCGTAGTCGAGCGCTGCGAACGCCCAACCCATGACGCCCTTTAAGGCGCGACCAGTGGCGCGAGTCTGCGCCATCATTTGGCGTGCAAACTGTGGGCGCGTATTCCACGGGCGCTCGTCGTCGAAGACCGAGCCAATGCCCGAGCCCACTGTGACGCCATTCAACAAGACCGTGCAGGTCGCTTCCCAGTAGCCGGCAACGCTTTCCGTCGGTTCGACGTGCCGAAGACTGGCAGTGCCTGAGGTGTAGCCGAGCGATGAGGCGATCGCCTGTGCGCCCTGCACGGTCAAGTAGTTGCGGCCCTGGATGACTTGGGTGTACTTGGCGCGGACGATGGGCCCGACGATCCTGCACACTTCCTCGTTGCGCTTGACAATAGCGCCCGGGTTGATCTCGTTGGTGGTGAGTTCGTTCACTTGCGCACCTCCGGCTTGCAAGCCTCATGGCTTGGATCCAGCAGCAGCAACATAAACACTCCCATGCTGAAACAGCCCGACAAAACTAGCAGTAGATCCAACATTGAATGCTCCTCTCAAAGCATTGCGCTGGCGACGCTCGGAGCCGTCTTGGCTCCCGTTAGCGCTTCCATACGCGTGCTTTGAGTCTATCGACCAGTTGGGAACTTCGCAACAGAATTCTGGACAGCCACCCAGGCGTAGCCTTGTTCAAGGCCGCTTGGCGCTGGGCGCAAGCGCCGCAAGGCTTTATGCCAACAGCCTTTGTGGCGCTTGCCACAGCATCGCCAATACCTGGCGCCGGCTTCGCGCCGGGA